ATGTTTGAGTCATAAACAATGCCCAAATCGTCCAAAAGCTTTCGAGCGCCCATAGTCCCAGCTTCAACTACACCAAATCCTTCTGGCCCCAGTTTTTGTAGTTGATACAAAAACATGCTGGTCAATTGGTTTTGCGACACGCCTTGTTTTGCTTCGTCTGCCCACGCTGCCTCTAAGTCATTTAGCGTTTTTGCCGACTCTTTGTCGTAAGTGCTTTCAGGGGTGGTGCGAGAATCAATCGTGATCTGCGAGTCGGCAAGCTTAATTTGTTTAGCACCCGGCATCATTCGTATTGCAGCAACTTCTGCTTGGTTGCGAGGGTCAACCTCAATAGTGCGAGTCTCACCAGTTTTGGGATCAGGAACCTCATAAATCAAAGGGTCATACGGCTTGCCAGCAAGCTTGATTCTCTCAAGCTCTAGCTTGTTCAAATAATCTGTTGCCGCTCTCTCATCAGCCGTAGCCATCTGCATGGCCTGCAAACCAATCTGTCTATCTAGTGCAATACGGCTTTCTCTGTCTTTGCGTAAACGCTCGTTGAAGTTTGAGAACCCAATGCCTGCACTACGAAACGCACCAGCAGTTGGGTCAGCAGACAGCATGGCCTTGCCAATGTCCGAAGCCATGTCGTAAAAAGTTGGTCGAGTAGACTGAGAAAAATATGGCGCAAGGCGCTGAGAGTATTTGTTATAGCTTGCGTCAAAATCAAAAGTCTTTGGCTGCAAAGCCTGAACCATTTCTTCGATTTGTTTTTGAACAGGGTCTGCAAGCTGCTCCGTATCCAACTGCTCCATATCCAACGGCTTCAAGCCCGTACCGCTGCCGTACTCTTCCATTGCATTAATTTCGCCGCCATTGCTTAACCCAGCAATCTGCTGCTCTAACTGCGCTCTATTTATTGCCATTACTGGATGCCACTCCCTGTAAGCCGAGTTGCTGGATTAAAGAAGTTGCCCACCGCACCCAGTGTCGCAAGACCTGTACCCACACCCGCCTGTAATGCGGATGGATCTGGCGTAAATTGAGTCTGGAACTGCGTCTGACCCGCTGGTGCCATCTGCACAAACGGCATCAAGGCTTGGTACTGAGCCAGTGGCGCTTGCTGAGCCTGCAACAAGCCAGCGCGCTGAGCATCAAGCTGTCGCTGTCGCTGTTGCTGTGCCATGCCGCCAATGCCCTGTAAGGCCGCTACGTCCTGCATACCAGCCTGCTGAGCCTGCGCTCCCAATCCACTCATGAAGTTGCCATAGCCCGTCTGAGCGGCTCCTAGAGCCTGCCCACCAGCCGCTTGCTGCGCTCCAATCTGACCGTACTGGCCTGCAAGCGTTCCTGCTACGTTCATGCCTGTTTGCCCCGCTGCCTGTCTAGCAGCCGCACTCTGCTGACCATACCCTGACAAGGTTTGACCTAAGCCAGTGCCAGCAGCAAAACGCTGTTGCGCTGCACTGCCAAGCTGAGAGCCTAGCTGTTGCTGTGCGCTAAGCTGCTGTTGCGCGGTTTGTTGTAGCAAGTTGCCGTAACCTGTGCCTGCTGAATAATCTTGGCCGCGCAGCCCTGCTAAACCAGCCGATGCGGTTCGAGCAGCCTGACGCCGTCTTTCGTCTTCACCGATAGCGGTCTGTTGTGCTCGCTGAAAGCCTTGTGAACGCAATGCGCCAACGGCCTTGCCCAATCCTCTGCCCATCGCTTCAAGGCGCTCTTGGCCCGTTAGACGCGCTCTGGAGCCGAATGCTGACTCACCGCCTCGCTGTATGTCTCCAGCAATTGCGCTGATGTCTTGCCTAGCAAGCCCTTCAGTCGCATCTTGAATCATTTGCTGTACGACTTGATCTTCGTATGGGTCTTGGTACTTCGCCGTCTCTGCCGCTATGTCTAGCTCACCTGTGGTGCCTCTCAGCAGATCCTGCGACTCTGCCAAGCCACGGCGTAGTCGTTGCGCTTCAGAAAGGCCAAGACCTCTGGCTCTCGCCAAGTCCATGCCAAATCGCTGAGTATCCCGCACACCTTTTCGTGAAAGGTCGCCAAGATCGCCGCGCAGCCGCTCTTCAGCAGCTATGGCCCTACCACGACCCTCCTGAGTTCCTCTAAGCGACTCCATGAGCGCACGGTCTCTTTGGTCGAGGGCAAATCTTGCTCCTGATCTTTGGGCTTCTAGCGCCCTTTGAGAAGCTATGGCTTGGTCTTCTAAGCCGCGTTGAAGTGCAGTAATGCCTTGCTGTCCTCGGCGCTGAGCTTCTTCAATGAATGGCTTTTGGATGCCAACATTAGCTCTCGCAAGCTCCATCGCCCTAATTTGATCAGGACTTAACCCTGCGATTTCTTGGGGAATGGCAATTGGGCGACCTTGCTCGTCAAAGAAAGTGCGCTCTGCTGCGCGGAAAGCGCCGGGTATGAAGCCGCCTTCACCGTCCAAACCAAACAATAGCTGCTGGGTTATCGGGTCAAGGCGCTGTTCAGTCTTGGTTACGGCTGCAACAAAAGGCTGCGATGTGCTGCCGCCTTCTTGAAACCGACGAACCCTAGCCAGTTGGCCCGGCGTCAATATGCTCACGCTGCCGCCTCCTTTGGCTTATCCGCAAATTCTGCGAATAAATCCATCATCTCGTACATGAGTGCTGTACCACCGTCTCGGCTTTCGCTGCCATTCGGTGTCAGCGTGATTATTCCGCCTTTGCCTTGCGCCAAATCAAACGCGCCAGCACCTCTTACTGCCCGACCCGTCATGACGAATTCGCCGTCTGACAGCATGGCAGGCACATCATCACTGATTTCTGTGCCTTCGCCGTTGATGCCGCCGTTCATGCGCTCAAAGTCTTCTGTCGCTACGTTACCGCCCTTGGCGTAAGCCATAGGCATTATCGATCCGCCGTATCGAGCCTTCACTGGCTCAATTTGCTTCTCTTCCATGACTGGGAGCGGTTCGACATCCAACGCCGCTACAAGTTCTTCTTGAGGCGCTCGCCTACCACCACTCAGCGTGGGTATGGTTCCTGTAGGCAACAAACCGTACTCAACGGGGTTTGGCGCTGGCTTGCCCATGCGTCGAGCAATCTCGGCTTCGATGTTGTATCGGCCAGTTGATCCCTCTTGAGTGAGCGGGGTCAAGGCTACGCCTTTTCGGTTCTTGGCTTCGTCATATGCCAGCTTGCCAAGCAAGCCTGCTGCTCCGATAGCACCTAAATCACCCAACCCAAGACCGCCGCCCTGTCCTCCGCCAAATAAACCGCCCAAACTGCCAAGGCCGCTGCCTTGTCGCACTGGGCCAGACGTCTTGCCCTTCAGGAAGTCTTCTATCAGACCAAGACGGCTTTGTCCCGGCGTACCACTTCCACCCAGTATTGCAGGCAGATTGAAGCCGCCTGTAGCACCTACTAGGCCGCTTTGTTGAAGCTGAGCAAGAACCTGTTCTGGCGACAATCCTTGAGCTAATCCTTGTTCGATAATGGCAGCCAATTCTGGATCTTTGGCAAGTTCACCTAAATCTACACCGCGCTCAAATGCCGATCCTTGCGTCCCATAGTTGGTTAAGCCAGTAGCGTCACCAATGCCGCCCAAGAAATCCCCTAAACGGCCAAAGCGACCAACATTATCGGCACCACCACCGCTTATAAGCCCAGCAATACCTCCGCTTGCGCCACTGGTACCGCCTAAGAAATCTCCCAAGCGACCAAATCTGCCTATGTTATCTGCGCCGCCACCGCTTATAAGCCCAGCAATACCTCTGCCTGCGCCACCCAAAGATTTACCTACGTTGCCTAAAAAGCCAACCCCATCCGCGCCTTTCGTAAAAAACTCTCCGATCTTGCCAAGAGAGCCAAGACCCTTGCTCGCTGAAGCGGCAGCACCAGCAGCACCAGCAGCGCCACCAGCAGCATCAGCGCCCGGTATGGGTGCAAAAGCAGCAGCGAGAGCTAAGGGACTTGCCCTGCCCTTAGCCACGTCATAAACCGTGAATGCTTTGTTTGCCATTGCCGCTAACGGTTGCCAAGGGCCGGGTATGAACTGAGCCACCGATGCAATCGGCTTGATTACCTTCTTTGCAACCTTCTTGACGCTTTTCCACGTCTTTTTGAGCCAACCGAATTCTTCTAGCCCCGTAATTGGGTTGAGACTTGCGATACCCGCGCCAACAACAGTCGCCTGCGGGTCTACGTCTATTTCCATCAAACGCTTTTCGACAGCAGCCTCAAACTCTGGATCTTCCATTGACTCAGGCGGCAAAACGATTTCGCCGTTGCGAAGGTGCGCCAACGTGACATCGCCACCCCGACCAGCTTGAGAAAGCTGAACAGCAAGGTCTGCCATAGGAGCGTTAGAGCCAACTTCAGCAGCGTCTATCAAGCCGTCGATGTACGCTATTTCGCCTTCATCTTCGGCTTCTCCACGAGCCATCATCAGCTCGTTAATCGTGTTTTCTAAGTCTTGGTTTGGGTTCCCAGAGCCTGACATGTCAGGGATTCCCATCCCCATGCTTTCCGATTCATCAAGACCTTCAACAGCGCCTTCTAGCAAGTCCGCCTCAAGACCAGTAAGGGGGCCGGGAGTATCGACCTCACCGCCCTCTGCGTATTGCTCAACACCTATCGGCATATCAGCGCCAATCAGGTTTTGAATTCGACTCTGTAGCATTGCATCCATTACGGTGTACTCACGGTTACAGCCCCAACGCCAGCGGTGATCGCCAGTCCCGTTGGGTAAGTTTGATGGCCGTACAGGTCTCTGAACACAGTGCCGTCAAACGCTTGATGTATTTGGTTTGTAGTATTGAAGATTATACTACCCGTTGCAAACTGAAGCTCGCTTATCTGGGTGGCATTAAAATGCGGAGAAATCGTGTAATCCACCGCCCCAAGGTTTAATTCTAGGATACGAACTAGCCGATTAAACGTGTCTGAGCTGACAGAATCGCCCTGAGAAAAGGGCAATTGGGTCTGAAGCAGCCTGCTCATGCACGTCTGCCGCTAGGCTGGATGTCGATTCGGGTAGAACCAAGCCTCCACTTATATCCCTTCTGCTCAGTAGCCGTGTTGTCATCGTCACTCTCAAACCGAAAAGCTACCTGACGCGCCCTAGTCCGCACATTGCTGAATGTGGTTGTCGGTGTGACTTGAGTTGTGGAGTCGGTTGTTAAGCTCTGGCCGGGGTAATCTCTGCTTTTGAGCACAATGTTCATAGCAGGATCTACGCTCACACCTGTCTCAGTGACAAACTTCATGTCTGGAATAATTTGCTTAACAAAGGTAAACGAATCGCCAGATGAGATATCCAAGTCGGCGCTCTCGATGAAAACGCCAGTCATAGCGTCTTCATAATCGTCAAAGCCCGTTTCGTGCTCAAACACGCACTGCTGAGAGCTTGTGGTTGCTGTGGCGTAAGGCAGATCCTCGATGCCTGCATCAAGCCATGCGTAACGCGCCAAGCTACCCACAGACCAATGGTTTTCTTCGTAGTTGTAGATGACGTATCGGCTAATCTCTCCCGTGCCGTCTTCGATGCTCGGATAAAAAAACCATATCTCGCTGAACTCAGTGTTACTGCCCATGTGACACTTGAACGCTTGATCTAGGTCTATGTCTTCAAAAACGTACTCTTGCACCGTGCAAGGCAGGCGCTTAACCGAGCCGCTGTAGAAGTAAAAGCCAGTTTTGCTGGCATAAAACACGCCGTTTGGCGCATTCACAGCCGCCTTAGGGGAAAGTAGCCCAGAACCCTCGTTGATCAAGTTGATCGCAAAGGTGAGTGGAGGCCCGATAAAGCTCATGCTGTACAGGCTGGTGTCGGTGAATATCAAGATTTCTTGACGAGACTTGATCCCCCCAACGATGAATGAACCAGAAGATAATCTCAAAGAACCCGCCGTATTCGTGGCTGTAGGCTCAAAGTCCAACTCATTCTCTTGATCGGAAAACGCCACCAACATGGGGTCAATTACGCCAGTCCTGCTGCTACCTGATATCGGATCTGCGCCAAGAACCACCAAATGGCGGTCAGTCTCTGAAGTGATGACCTGAAGCGCCACAGTTGGCACTAAGTTGGCACCAGTGACACCAGAAAGCTCAAGCGCCCTCACACCAGTTCCGTTGTTTTCAACCCAGCGATATATGCCTGCGCCGCGAGGGTTAATAATCAGGTTCTCGCCGTAGTTGTCGTGCGTCCACAAGCGGAGCTGGTTTATTGCGCTGATCGGTGATGCAGAGCCAAAGCCGCCAGAACCCCATGTATTTAAGCCCCAACCAGTCGATTTCAGGAAAGTGTCTAGTCCAGTGTTGATTTGGTAAACACCGACCACGCTGGAGCCACCATTTCCACTGTCTGATGCGTTGGCCGTAACCGTTGCGCCAGACGTGTCTTTGGCGGTTATTGTGTAAGCGTTGACCGAGGTGACAAGGTCGATTTGATATTCTTGGTTCAAAACGTCTGCGGTTATCAACCCGCCAAGGGAAGCCGCTCCGCTGAACGTCACAAAGTCCCCATTTACCGCGCCGTGCGAGGTATCGGTGACTGTAATCGTTGAAGAGCCATTGGTTGCGCCGAAAGTGACATCACCAGCAGACGTGGTCGCCCTTATAGGTGTTATGTCGTAATAGGTGCCGCCCTCTTCGATGTAATACTTGAACGTAGAACCGACACCAAGGTATCGAACCCCGCCAAGGCTTATCCAAGCATGTAGAGCACGACCAGTGCCAAGGTAGTTGCTTGCGCCGAGCTTTTGCCAGCCACCTACCTTTTCGACACGACCCTTTCTGAATCTTACGAGGTTACCGTCTACCCAGCCGCCTTTAGCCGAGTAGTCGGTGCCTTCCTTGTCGATGCCCGGTTGAAAATCTAGTGTTTGTAGTGGCATAAGCCATTACGCCAACCGAATAATCGCGCCGGTAGCCGTTGGGCTAGGAAATACAATGGTGAAATCGCCAGCCGTGCTGGTTTTATCGCCACCAAAATCGATCACTGCACACGCTTTATCCGACTGTGTGTCGTTGTAGATCATGCACCCACGCGCCGTGACAGTGGCTGTGCCAAATGTCAGGTCAGCAAAGTCGCATACCGCAGTCGTGCCAGAAGTTGTTGGTGTCACCGACGTAAGCGTATTGCCGCCAGACGTGTAGTTGGTTCCACTGGCTTGACCTGTGGTCGTGAATGCAGTCGTAGCAGCGCCCAAGGTCGCACTAGACGTGTAAAGCGCAAGCTTAAAAGCGTTGCCGCTTGAAGCGGTAAAGTTATGAGTTCCGACCAAAAGCTCCTGCTTGAAGCTAGTGGGAATTGCGGAAGTGATGGCCATATCAAATCTCCTTGATTATTTTTGCCATGTCTTCATGCCCCTGAGACGCAAGTAAACCACGAATCGTAACTCGGTCAGAAGCAATAGCGTTCTTCATCCCCATCAATATTAGAGTATAAACTTGGTTGCGGAAAGCCTCCGCTTGCAAACGAATATGCGGTTCAGCTTCCTCTGATATCCCTAAAATCTTCCTAGTAGTCTCTTGCGCCCAAAATTCTGCTTCATGACCACGGTTTTCAGTGGTTGAAACCATAACCTGACCGACTTGAAAAACACCCCGTGACATAGCTACCCCTTATACGGTTCTGGCGATGACGGCAGTTCTACCGTCTCTAAATTATGCTTTTTAACCATCTGCGCCAGCTCTGAGCGATTGCAGACCACCCATTCACCCTCTGGGTTTGGCATTGCTACCTTTGGATTCGGCAAGCGATGGTAGCCGTACAGCCTGTCCTGAAGGTCTACGTTCTGATCGAGTAGGGACGATCTTGGGCTTACACCAACCTTGATCCCAATAGCAATCATCTTGCAAATCCAGAACTCAAGGCAGGCTCTGCCAGCCTCTGCAAAATGCAGGTTGTTTTTATAGCTGAAGTCCATGCCAAACAAGTCGATTTCACCCACCTTGTTCCACGCGGCAAAGGCTAGGGCATAAGCCACAGTGGTATTCATGTAAGCGCAGCGTTGGTCTTTGATAACCTCTTCAAGCGGGTATTCAACCAACGCAGGTACGCGCTCATCCAATTCGCAAGTATAGATAGGCTTGTCAAACGTGGGCAGTAGCTTACGCATCACCTCGGTTTGATTTCCTGCATCGTCGGTATCTAAAAACCGACTGGCGGGATCGAGCATGAACACGCGATCACAGTCGAAAACCGACAAGGCTGAGTTGATTACCCAAACTTCGTCCCATTCGACGCTGTTCTCTTTTCCGATTACATAGTCGATCTGGGAGGCTCCCAGACCGATAATTGCTATTTTCTTGCCTTCAAGTTCTTTGATTGGTTCCAATTAGGTTACCCCTGTACGCAATAAGTCATATCGATACTCGTCTCGGGTTCCACGGCCTTCGCTCAGATTCTTCATCCGAGAGACGCCTTCCTTGAACCGAGCCTCGAAGTTGGCTATCACGTCAGGAGCTTCTTTTAGGAACACAGCAG